ATGCGCTCACAGGTGAGATGGACCCCGGAATTGGACGCGCGGCTGAAAGAATTGCGCGGCGCCGGACTGACATGGGATGGCATTGCTGCAGAGATGGGGCTTGGGCGGAACACGGTGCTGGAACGTGGGCGGCGCATCGGCGCGCGACGCATGGTGCAGCCGCGCACGAGCACCCTCGAGGAACCGAGAGACCGGCCGCCACGGCAGGCGGGCCACCCCCTGACCTGGGAGCTGATCAATCACGGGACGGTGCTTGAAGGCGAGGCGTATCCCTATCCGGTGTTTTTATAAGGAACATATCATGAACATTTGCGAAGCAGGCGTAAGCACCGGCGGGGCCAGCAGCGCACAAGACGCGGCACGCGAGATCGACTCCGCCTTCATTGTGTATCGGCTGGAGGAAGCAGGTGCCACGCTGCTGGCGCTGCCGGCTTCCGGCTACTCGACGCGGCTTCGGGTGAGCCATCTGGACGTTTTGCACGATGCCCAGGCAGCCTATGGATGGGAGGCGGGGAAGATCAGGCCGCCGGTGCCTTCCGCCTCGCGCATCACGCGGATGGATGAGGCCCTGGGCTGGATCGTGCTGATCCCCAAGGAGCGCTTCATGCTGCGACGGATCGTTGGGGCACGCAGCCTGGTCAGCCCGGTGACCGAGCGCCATCTATTCTCGTGGCGGCGGCTCGGCAGCGTGATGGGGGCGGACCACAAGGCGGTGCAGCGTTGGCATGCGCAGGGCATCGACATGCTTGTCGCCGCCGTGGGTGCCTTGCACCGGGCGCGCGGAGACCTTTCGGTGCGACCAGGCGGCCGCGGAGTCGGGTGAAAGATGGGGATACGAGACGCGGCGCTTGATCCCTCAGTCGCCAGTGAGATGCAAGGTGACGCTGTAGCGGCAGGCTGGCGTGGTGTAGGTGCCGGTGATGTTCTTGCCGGTGCGCATAGCCTGAAACTGCAGGTGGTAGCGATGCTTGTTGGGGTCGGTCAGATCGAGCTGCGCGGTGGCTGACTGGCCGATCAACTGGCCCTGGAGGTAGAGCGTGCCGCTGGACGGGGCAAAGACGATGTCGGTTCGGCGGAGGGTGAGAAGGGCCTGGGATGGCGGATCGCAGGTGCCGGCAAGAGGACGCATCGTGCCTGCGTAATTGAGCGTATCGGCTGCGATGGCGCAGGCTGCCAGCGGGACGATTGCCAAGCTGACTGGACTCATGAGCCGACTTACACAGGACAACGATTTTCGCATATGTCCGGATACCCATTAGTGCGGAAACCTGCGGCATCATAGGAAGCCAGGGCGATCGCCGGCAACCGGTATTGCCTATGCTGCCACACAGGCCCGTCCAGGCGACCTGATGCGGCGGCGTGGCGCATAATTCGATGCATAAGCGGCTTAGTTTGCCTTCGCACCGAAAAAACTCGTTCACTAGTCGATTTGCATTGCCCAGCAAACCCAACTTTGGGTATATTTCCTTCAACGCTGGCGGCCTGTGCGGACATGACAGGCACTGTGCGGCGCACCAGGCCGGATATGGCCAACATTTTCTGACATCGCGAATTGGGAGGCGAGATCGGCGGCCGAGCCGCGTACTCCGCTGGATGGAAGATAATGGGAATAAGGTCGCTGAGGGACCGGCAGCTTGATGAAATCCGCGCCAAGCGCTCCGCCTTTATCCCTGACAGAAGAGCAACTCCGCGAATCGGTTCAAAATAGCCTTGAAGCCTGGTCCCGCCTCGCACTCTCGGCACTGGGCCAGGAACCTGCCCAGCATCACAGAGAGATCATCAAGGCGCTGGAACGCATTTCTGATGGAGAGACGAAGCGGCTGATCTTGCTGCTTCCGCCAGGTTCGGCGAAGAGCACCTATACGAGCCGGCTATTTCCAGCCTGGTGGTTCGTGCAGCACCCGAAAAGTGCGGTGATCGCCGCGTGTCATACGGCACGATTGGCCGAGGATTTCGGCCGCGGGATAAAAGGGCTAGTCACGGAACATTCATCGAGACTGGGACTGCAACTTGAACCGGATGCACGTGCTGCCGGGCGGTTTGTGACAGATCTTGGCGGCGAGTATTTCGCCATCGGCGTGCATGGGGCGGTGACCGGGCGGCGCGCTGACCTGGCTCTGGTTGACGACCCTGTACGCTCCTTTGCCGACGCAGAAAGCTTTACCGCGCGCGAGCATCTTTGGGAATGGTTTCGATCTGAACTGGTGACTCGGCTGAAGCCGTGCGGGCGGATCGTGCTGGTGATGACGCGCTGGCATTGTGACGATCTGGCCGGACGGCTTATCGAACAAGGTGGCTGGGATGTGATGCGGCTGCCGGCACTGGCGGAAGAGGGCGACCCGTTGGGACGCGAGATCGGCGGCGCACTTTGGCCGGAATGGGAGGGGCGGGAGGCGCTGCTGGAAAAGCGTGGCATGCTCGGCGAACGCCATTTCGCAGCCTTGTTCCAGCAATCGCCGTTGGGCGAAGCTGGACAAGTATTTGATCCGCGCAAGCTGCGTGTGGTCAATGACGTGCCCGATGGTGTCGCGGTTCGCGCCTGGGACCTGGCTGCAAGTTCAGGTGGAAGTGGTGATCCGGACTGGACGGTTGGGGTAAAACTGGTGCGCGACGCCAGCGGCACCGTATATGTGGACGATGTCATTCGTTTCCGGGAAATGCCCGGGGGCGTGGCCGAGCGTATAAGGTCGGTGGCGATGATGGACGGCACGGCGGTGACAGTGGGCCTGCCACAGGACCCTGGCCAAGCCGGAAAATCCCAAATCATGTTCCTGACCCAGATACTTGCGGGATTTCGTATCGTGGCCACGCCGGAGACGGGCACGAAAACCACGCGGGCTGTGCCGGTTGCCTCACAGGTTTCCGGTGGAACAGTGTGCATGCGACGCGCCAACTGGAACGCTGCCTTCATGGATGAGCTCGCGAGCTTTCCGCATGGGCGGAAAGACGATCAGGTGGATGCGCTGGCGCGCGCCTTTGCCTTGTTGATATGCCAGCATCCGCCAGCACAGTTTAAGCGCGTTCCGCTCCTTGCGCGTTGACCTGTTAGATACGGCTGAACAGACAGAGAAAAAGGCCTTCTTTTCTGAAGAAAAGAACCAAAAGACTTTTACTTCTCCGCCGCTTCCCAATTATCAGGCCATGGCCTGTATGCTTGCGCTGGCGCAGACATAAAAGTCTTTTGGTTCTTTTCTTCAGAAAAGAACATCCTTAAGCTTGCACTTGCCTCGTGTGGCTGCAAGCGCCGTCTTTTATCTTGAAGCCAAGCAAGGGATACTCAGGTTGTTCCGTGCGATCTCCGATCTCGTTCCGCTGGATGCCGATTATCCGGAACGTACGCGCGTGCTGACCATTTATCAGCGCATATTGGACGGCACGATTTATGACGTGCTGCCCTACGAATTCCACGAAGAGCGATCCTTGAGCGGAGAATACGTGCCGCTGCGCCAGAGGCGGCCTTCGGTTCGCTACGGGCTGGCGCGACTTGTGGTGGAAGACAGTGTCGCTTTGCTGTTCAGCGAGGGACATTTCCCTTCATTCGAGTCGTCTGACGCCACCGTCCGCGACGCGCTTGCCGCGTTTGTCCGCGATGCACGGCTAAATGCCGTGATGGTGGAGGCCGGTCTGCGTGGTAGTGTGGGTTCAGTGGCCTTGCTGCTGCGCGTTCTGCGAGGACGCGTTTTTGTTGATGTGCTGGATGCGCTTTATCTGACTCCCGAATGGGATCGGCAAGCGCCCGACACGCTCATGCGCATCACTGAGCGTTACAAGGCGAGTGGCGCGAGCCTTGCGGCACAGGGTTTTCCGATCGCGGACCCGAGCGAGATCTACTGGTTCCAACGCGTCTGGGACGATGAGTTCGAGCGTTGGTATCAGCCGATGCCGGTGGGAAGCGCAGGCGAGGCGGAGGAGGATTCTGGGCGTTCCATCCGGCATGGGTTGGGCTTTGTGCCGCTGGTGTGGATACGCAATCTGCCCGGCGGGCAGGGCGTGGACGGCGCCTGTACGTTCCGCAGTGCCATCGATACGGGCATCGAGATCGACTATCAGCTCAGCCAGGCCGGGCGCGGACTTAAATACAGCAGCGATCCGACATTGCTGATTCGAGAGCCGGCCGGTTTGGATGGAACCATGGTACGCGGCGCCGCCAACGCGCTTGTGGTGAGCGAGAAAGGTGACGCCAAACTGTTGGAGATCGGCGGCACGGCGAGCCAGGCGGTGATTGAGTATGTCCGCGTCTTGCGCGACCTCGCTTTGGAAAGCCTGCATGGAAACAGGGCGGACGCGCAGCGTTTGGCGGCGCCTGCGAGTGGGCGCGCCATGGAGTTGATGCAACAGGGATTGCTTTGGCTCGCGGATAATTTGCGGGTGAGTTATGGCCAAGGCGCTTTGTTGAGCGTGGCGCGCATGGTGCTCCGCGCCAGCCATGTTTTCCCGCTGCGGATCGAAGGGCGCAGTGTGCCCGCCTTGAACGCGAACGCACAGGTGAGTCTCCGCTGGCCGGATTGGTATCCGGACGATGCACTGGACGGCCAGAGGAAAGCCGAGACGCTGATCTCACTTGTAGGTGCTGCCCAAATGTCGCGAGAAACGGCGCTGAGGATACTTGCCTCGGATTACGACATTGAAGATGTGGCAATCGAACTCCAGAGAATAAGAGCGGAGCATGCAGGATGAGCGAGGCAGACCCGGACAAGGGAGATGCAGGCGCATTTGCTACACTGAAGGCACATGCGGAAGCTTTGGAGCGACAGCTGCATGATGCTGAGCTCAACTCGGCGCTGATGCTGCGCAAGGCCGAGTTGAAGGCGGAAGCCATACGAGCCGGCATCGTGGATCTGGATGGCTTGAAATTGCTGGATGCAGCCGTTCTGGCCAAGCCCGCCGGCGCCAGCCACGACGATGTTCCTGAGATTATCGCCAAATTGAGGCGGGACAAGCCCTGGCTGTTTGTCAGCGCAAACTCGAGCAGTACCGCAGCCGCGCCTCATGCCGCACCAATGAAGCGAAAATTGGCGACGGAAATGAGCGTTGAGGAGTGGCGGGCCGCACGGGCGGAGCTGCTCCGGCGACGGTGAGTCGGCCGGAGACGACTGAGGTGGAACCGGGGGCGCAGCCCCTTTCTCTTTTTCTGGGGGCATGAATGAGCATTGCGAATTTTCCCGCGGCACTGCAGCCGATCATCCAGCAGGGTTTTCTGGAGCGCGAATTCGAGCAGGCGTTGAGATCGAAGCTCGGTTATCGTGCTTGCGCAGACCGAGAAGAATTTGCGGTTGGTATCGGCGAGACGCTGACCAAGACGCGCGCAGGATTGCTGCCCGCGGTCACATTACCGCTCGCTGCCAATACGAACACGAATCTTGATAACGGGCTGAGCCCCGGTTCCTGGAGCGTGGAGCAGTATACGCTGACGCTGAACCACTATGCGGCGACCATGGATCTCAACATGGTGACAAGCCGGGTTGGGATTGCCAGCCAATTCCTGCAGAATGCCTACATCAATGGCGAACAGGCGGGTCGGAGCCTGGACGACCTGGCGCGGAATGCTTTGTTCAGTGCGTATTTTGCCGGCAACACGCGGGTTCGTACAACTCTGACAGCCGCAGGGCCCACCGTCTCGGTTGATGACATTCGCGGCTTCATGACCGCATATCTCAACGGGGTTCAGCAGCCAGTCGCTGGATCGAATGCGTTGGCGGTGACCATCGGCGCCGATACCTACACGGTGACCGGTGCCAGCGCGGACGCGACCAATGTGTCGACAACGCCAGGCGGGATCAGCGGCGTGCTGACCTGTTCCGGCAATGTTTCGGTGAGCGACGGGACGGCCGGCAACACGGTGCAGGCCGCGACGGGCTCGCTTATTCTTCGGCCGAATGGGCGGACGAATACATCGCAGTTGCAGGCGGGCGACACGCTTTCCATGAGCAATGTGTTGGATGCGGTGGCCGGATTGCGCCTGAATGCGGTGCCGGATATCGATGGGGCCTATAATTGCTACCTCGATCCGATCAGTGCCAGGCAATTATTTGCCGACCCTGACTTTCAACGCCTGTTTATCGGTGCACTTTCGGCGAATGAGGTTTTCAAACCAGGCCAGGGGGTTGTGAACGAGTTCCTCGGACTGCGATTCGTTCTGACCACTGAGTCCTTTGTCCAGTCTTCGCCCAATGTTGTGGGTGCGGTGGTGCGACGGCCGATCGTTGTTGGGAAGGGGGCGCTGATTGAGGGTGATTTCGCTGGCATGGCGTCGGACGATGTTGCGCCAAAAGAGTCCATCGTCTCTTTGGTCGACGGCGTGTGCATGGTGACACGCGAGCCGATCGACAGGCTGCAGCAGATTATTGCGCAATCGTGGTATTGGATTGGTGGGTTTTGCGCACCGTCTGATACGACGACAAATGCATTGACGGTGCCCACGGCGACGAACGCGAATTTCAAGCGCGCCGTGATGCTTGAACATCTCGGTTGATCGAGATGAGTGCGGCATACCAGCCGTAAGCCTGCGTGCATGGATTACCTTAAGCGGGTGATTTATGTACGGGAAATCCAGTGACACGAGCCGTTCATTTTGCCGGTTCGTGCCGCCCGGAGTTGGTGGGCTGCACGGCAGCCCATCCTACGGCAGGTTTAGTCCAGGCGGCCTGGGCATTGATTAGCCCGACTGAGCCCCGTCACCCACCCAACGCTGCGCGGCCGCCCCCTCCCTCTCCCGCGAGTGCGGGAGAGGGATTTTGGTGCGGTGCTCAAGCCGATACAGTTGAAACTTGCCCTGATCTCCGCAGTGTATTTTACGCTTGCGTGCGTTCGGACGGGGGACTCCATGCTGACCGACCAGCAGAAGACAGATATAAGGCGTTTCTGCGGCTATCCCGCCTATGGCGCGTCACCGGCAGGAAATATTGGGTGGCGCTTCTATGTCGCCTATGGGCTGCTTGAATACCGCATGAACAACCTGTCGCCGGCCGAGATCGCGGTGGTCTTGAACTACTTGCTGACACTCAATCAACTGGAGGCGGCGGTGCCGACTGCCAGCGATAATCTTGACAGCGACGCGGCGGCCAGCTGGAAACATAATCGCTCGGAGATTGGTGATCGCCTCAGACTGCTCGATGAGTGGCGTCGACGGTTATGCAGCTTTTTTGGCGTGCCGCCCGGCGAAGGGCTGGACACTGCCGGTTTGCATTGGGTTGTTTGATGGATGCTTCGACATTACAGGACCGGATCGCAAAAGGCATGGGCGTCGCCGGGCGGAAGCTTGGCGCGCTGTATTCGGTATATCGACCGAAGGGCGTAAACGAACCCCTCCAACCGCAAAACAGACGACTTGATCTGTATGCGGCATTTTCAGCAGAAGGCGGGGGTGCGCCGCATGGCCCGGATTATGGCGTCGCCCTGTGGTGGGGAACCTTCGATGCCGGCTATACGCAATCGGGGGATTATTTGGCGGGGGCAAGCGCCACCTATTTCATCGCCCGGCAATGGCCTGGTCTACCTGTCCAGTGCGTTTTGACCAATCGTACCGTGACGATCGTGAGACCCCTGCCGGCCAGCCAAGGAAGCTATAGCGGCTTCTTTGCATCACCAGGACAGCTGGTGATTGCTGGATGGCCTGCGAGCCTGCTCGAAAGTGGCGGGCATAGTGTGCCCCTTCGGCCGACAGACACGCGGCTTGGGAGCTGGGACCTGCTGTTGCCGAGCTTGCCGGTGGGCCTGGCCGTGGCCGACGTGGTGACAGACGATCTGGGGGCGAATTATGTGGTCGGCGCCGCCGAACAAACTTCGCTCGGATGGCGCCTGCTGGTGCGGCAGCTTGGTGCCTGAGACGAGCGGCGTTTGCGGATAAAGCTGCTGCTGCTTGCGATCACGCTGCGACTCATTTCTCACTCAAGAGGTCAATCGCCTTGGCAGATCTGTCGGACGTGGAGGCTGCTCTGGTGACGGCGGTCACCGCGGCGGTCTATCCGGCAGGTTTGACTGCGCCCAGTATTACAGGCAATCCATTAAGAATTTACCGCGGTTGGCCGTTGATCGGACCACTTGCCAATGACCTTGCGGGGGGCGTCGCCAATATCAGCGTATTTTCCGTGGCCAACTCTACCCGCAATACGACGAGGTGGGCACCACGCGCTGTCACCGCATCCGGCGTGCCGACGCTTTCAGTTTCCGTAAGCGCCAACTCGGCGACATTCTCCGGCGCCAGTGGCGCGGGACAACTGGCCGGATTGCTGATTTCGAATCAGCCTTTTGTCTATCGTGTGACGAGCGGGGACACACCGGCGCTGGTCGCGGCAATGCTGGCCCAGCTTGTGAGAAAGGTGAGAGCGTGCTGGCTGTCTGGGGCAACCGTGACTGTCCCGGGACTTGCATCCATTATCGCGCGTGTCGTCGCGGACGGGACATCCCTGACGGAATGGTCTCGCCAGAGGCAGGGATTTCGGATTTCCGCGTGGTGCCCAGATCCTGCAACGCGGGATGTGCTTTGCAGCGCCATTGGCAGTGCTTTCTCATCGATCGCCTTTCTGACACTTTCGGACGGGACGGGGGGGCGGATTCGATACCGATCGACGGCCAGCTTCGATGACGACCAGGATGCCCAGCAATATCGCCGCGATCTTGTTTATGAGGTGGAATACGGGACGACCGTATTGGCCGATGCGCCATCCTTGCTGTTCGGCGACCTGATCTGCAATGGCGCTTCAATCTACGCCTGATCAATAAATAAATGTCCTAGTTTGGGCCACGGCCTGAGACGGCAGCCATTGTGCCGGCTTCTGGCCTGCTTGCTTGCCCACAGAGAAAAGGGGTTTAGGCATGCCGATCGTACAACAAGGAACGCTGAACACGACGGCTCTGGTCGTGCCGGACCTGTATGTGCAAATTGTTCCGCCGCAAAATCTCGTGCTCAACGGCGTTCCGACAAATCTCATAGGCGTTGTCGGAACCGCCAGCTGGGGCCCTTCCAACCAACCAGTCGTGGTCGGCACGATGGCCGACTATGCGCAGAATTTCGGGCCTATCGTCGCCCGGAAATACGATATGGGAACATCGGTTGCGACGGCGATTCAGCAGGGTGCGACGGATTTTCGATGCGTGCGCGTGACAGACGGGAGCGATACGGCCGCGAGCTATGCGGTTGGACTTACGAGCGGCGCTTTCCATGCGATGTTTACCGCCCTTCACACCGGCTCGCTCGGAAACAACATAACGCTTACCTTGTCGCAAGCCGCGATGGCGGGGGCGTGGCAACTTGTTGTCGGCTTGCCAGGCCTTGTGCCGGAGGTTTATGCCAATATAGCGGCGCCTTCGGCGGCGGTTTTCTGGCAGAACCTGGTCAATGCCGTCAATAACGGGACCGGGGCCTTGCGCGGGCCCTCCCAGCTTGTCGTTGCCACGCTTGGCACTTTGACGAGCGAGTCGCCCTATGCCTTTGGCCCGCAGCTTCTCTCGGGCGGGACGGATGGCGCCACGGGAGTGACGTCAGCAAGCCTGATCGGGCAGGATAGTTTGCCGCGGACAGGGATGTACGCCTTGCGGTCTCAGGGTTGCGGCATTGGGGTGCTTGCCGATTCCGATGACTCGACGCAATGGACGACACAGGCCGCCTTTGGTCTTTCGGAAGGCATCTATATGATCCTGACCGGTCCGCAAGGACAGACCATTACGGGCGCCGTGACAACGAAGCAGATCGCGGGGTTGGATTCCTACGCGGCGAAACTGATGTTCGGCGATTGGGTGTATTGGTACGATCAGGCGAATGCTGTCACGCGCGTCGTCTCCCCTCAGGGATTCGTGGCGGGACGGCTGGGCAATTTGTCGCCGGAGCAATCGAGCCTGAACAAGCCGCTCTACAGCGTTATCGGGACACAATGGTCGGGCACACCGAATTCGGGACAGGTTTCGACCTATAGCGACGCGGAGCTTCAGACATTATTCCTGAATGGGATAGATGTGATCGCCAATCCGCAGCCAGGTGGCGCCTATTGGGGCGTGCGTTGCGGGCATAATAGTTCATCGAATGCAGCCATTCACGGCGACAATTATACCCGGCTGACGAATTATATTGCTGCTACTCTTGCCGCGGGCATGGGGCAGTTTATTGGTCAGGTTATCAACACGACGCTGTTTCAGCAGATCAGGGCGACGCAGCTGAGTTTTCTGTTCAACCTCTATGCTCAGGGTGTTTTGGGAAGCCTCGATGGGTCGTTGCCATTTTCAGTGATTTGCGATGCCAGCAATAACCCGCAGAGCATGACCAACCTGGGCTTCGTCCAAAGCAATGCGCAGGTGCAGTTCCAGAGCATCAATGAGATGTTCATCGTGAATGTCGAGGGGGGGCAGACCGTTATCGTGCAGCGACAAACACTGCCCGGTGGAACACCTTCGGTGACATAGACGCACTGCCACTGACCGAGACCTTTCCCAGCATGTTCATGCGCCTGCTGGAACAGCTTTAGGAGAGAGCCAACGATGCCGATCAATTCCTTTTCGATCGGGCGCGACTGCCAGCTTGTGGTGATCGGACCGCAGGGGCGCGTGGACCTGACCTATGTAAGTGGCTTCGAGAGCCGACAGATGACGCAATCGGTTCGCCTTGATCGGCTGGACGGTGTGCCAATGGGCGCCGAATTGCCAAAGGGCTGGGAAGGGAGTTTTGAGGTTGAACGCGGCAACAGCGACCTTGATGATTTCATTGCCCAGGCAGAGCAGATTTACTTCAGCGTGGGTTCGTTGCCGGCTGGTACCATTTATCAGTACGTAGCGGAAGTTGATGGTTCGACCTCGACCTACCAATATAGCGGGGTTGTGTTCAAGCTGGTGAATGCCGGCGACTGGCGGGGAGATGCCAGCGTGAAACAGAAACTGGAATTCTATGCCACCCAGCGGCAGCGAATCTGATGCCCACACCAAGCTCAGCTATTGTCGCCGCAGCCACGATGAAGATGGTAGCACGCGACAGTGAAGGTAGAGAATTGGCCTTGCGGCGGCTGACCGCGTTGGATCGGTTGCGGCTTTTCAAAGCCATCGGCCCGCTGCTGTCGCAGAACACGCTCTATCTGGGCATGGCGACTCTGGCCGTTTCGGTAACTGCCATTGACTCGATCCCAATACCCGCGCCGGTCACAGAAGGCCAGGTGGAGGCGTTGGTGGCGCGGCTGGGCGACGCCGGAATTGCCGCAGTGGCGGCGGCGCTGGCGGCCGAGTCGCCCCCGAGCATGGGGAGTGCGGCACAGGGAAACTGAGCCGGCACCCCGATCTGGTTGACTGTCTTTATCTGGTCAAGAACGGGGTGCCTTTTGATGTGGCCTTTTCGCTACCACCTGACGAGCGGCTGGCGTGGCTTGTCGCAATCGGGCGCTTGGACGGAATGGAATTCGATTGGACAACGCGGCGTTGGAAGAGCGGCTGACCGACTCGCTGCTGGCCGCTGCTGAGCTGCTGGCGGAAGCGCTTCGGGCGGGCCTGAGCGAGCAGGGTTTGCCGAACGATCTCTTCCTTCGCCGTGATGGCAAGAAAGTTATTATTGCAAGTCGTTCGGCACAAGTACGGGAGTGGGAACTTGGTAGAGCAGGCATGCCGCCAACGGCGCTCATGGAAAGTATAGCGCGGGACTCGGCGCCAATGGTGGTGGACTTGCTGGCCACGCGGTTGAAGGGTTTCAGGGGTTGATCGAAGCTTTCGAAATCGGTGTTTCTCTTGCCCTGCAAGATGGCATTTCCGAGAGTATTGCGAGCGCTCAACAAAGCGTGGTCGCCTTGCAGGCGGCCATTGCGTCGTCAGGGGTATCAATCCAGGCGCTCCGTGAGGCGGGAAGCAAGGCTGCCTCTATCACCGGTGGCGAGCGAGACCAGACCCAGAGTCGGAAAACCGATGCAGGCGAGGCCAACCAGGCCCTGCCGAGCGCCGCCTCCTCTGCCGGCGAAACCCCTGCGGCCAAGACGGCGCAGGAAGGCGGGCTGACGAGCCCTGGCCTTTTGTATCCGGCTTATCAGAATGTGGCGGGTGATGCGGAAACGCAAGATCGGCCTCAATCGGGGGATGACGAGCGCGCATATGGCGAGCCCGCGCGCATTTTCATTTCGACCGCGGATGACGCCGCCGGCGCGAGCCGGATGGACATGGGTGGGCCTCAACTTCCTGAAGCGCCGCCAAGCCTTTCCGAGGCGGGGCTTGGCGCAACGGAGTTGTCGCCAGGTCTCGATCGCGCGCCGTCATCTGCGCTATCCGGATATGTGGCTCAGCAGGATACGGTGAGCCTTGGCGCGCCGGGCGCGCCGGGAGACGCGGCGATCTCCCTGCCCGATCGAGCGGCTCATCTGGATATGCGGGGTGGGTCGGCCCCAGGAAGCCAAGACCGAATTTCGCTGTCGACAGTGGTTTTCCCGAACGACGCGCCGCCTGCACAGCCCGCCGGCATGAGATCGGGGGGCGTCTGGCCGATTATGCCTGGTGCTCCAAATCTTGATCAGCCTGGTCCATTTGAGGACGACGCCGCCGGTTGGCCGAGCCTGGCGCCAGGCGACGACGCCGGCGCAAACCGCACGCCGGATACGATAGTGCGCACGACGATGAGAACCGCGTCGCCGCGCATGACGGCCGCACAACCATCCGCGGCGCCGCAGGGGCAGCCGCGGCAGTCTGAACCTTTCAAGGGCGATGTCTATCTGGACGGAATGCTGGTGGGACGGTGGATGTCGAAATATTTGCGGCGCGAGGCGGAGCGGGCCGATTCCGGACCAACCGGGTTTGATGCGAAGCGCAGCCGGTTGCTGCCCGGCGTGACGGTGGGGGGATGATGGCGCTTCTAACACTTGGAGGGGTTGAGCTTATCGACTTCGAAATACCGTCCGACGTGATATTCGGCGGTGCGCAGCGACTGGCGGTTCACACGCTGATCGGCGGCATGCGCGTGGTCGATGTCATGGGGCCGGATGATGCTTCCCTGAGATGGGCCGGGGTTTTCTCCGGACCCTATGCGGGCGACAGGGCCAGGATGTTCGATGCAATGCGGGGGGCGGGTGCAACGCTCGGAGTTTCATGGGATGCGTTCAGCTACAACGTTGTGATCGAATCGCTGATCATGGACTACCGTAATCCGTGGTGGATCCCCTATCAAATATCGTGCGTCGTGGTGGTGGATCTGGGGGAAAGCGTCGCCGCGTATACGCCTGACCTGGCTGACGCGATTCTCGATGATCTGACATCCGCCTCCGCCTATTTCGATGTCTCCTCGGCTTTGTCGGCGATTTCGGTGCCGGATGCATTGACGCAGGGCAATGCGGATTATGCGGCTGCCGCGACCACCCTCGCGAGCACGTCGGATGATATCACGACGGATATTGATGACACTGAGACGAACTTGACATCTGTGGGCGCGACCGAGACCGGCTTTGATGCCTCGGACTTGACGAGCCTTGTCCGTTCATCCGGCACGCTCGCACAACTTTGCGCCGCACGCGGCTATGTTGAACGATGCGCAAACAACCTGAGTGGCGCGGGGACCTGATGGAGATCGTGACGGTGGCAGGCGGCAACCTGTTCCAGATCGCCGCGCAGTATCTGCAAGATGCGACGCAATGGATACGCATCGCGCAGCTCAATGCGATCAGCGACCCGTGGTTATCCGGCATCACAACCCTTACCCTGCCTGATATCGATGCCGCGGCAGGAGGCGGTGTTGGGCAGCAATAATGTGCGTTCGCCGGCACTCGCGGTTTTTGTGAACGGTTCGCTGGTGCCGGGGATATTGGATGCGGAGATTGCCAGCAACTCATATCAATCGGCCAACAGATATCGGGTACGGGCGTCGCTGGCCGCCACCGGCTATACGATCTGGTCATCCGACGAGGTGCAGATCGAGATCAGGCTTGGATTGGACGGCGCCTGGACAAGCATGATTCTCGGGCCAGTCGATCGGATTTCGGTTGACCCTGCGTTGAACGAGGTGATGGCGGAAGGGCGCGACTTGACGGCAAGCCTGATTGAAGCGAGGACGCAAGAGAGTTTCGAAAACCAGACATCGAGCGACATCGCGACCATATTGGCGGCCCGGCACGGGCTGCTGCCCGTGGTGACGCCTACCACGACATTTGTCGGCCGCAATTTCCAGAACGATCATGTGCGCTCCACGCTGGACCAGCATGCACGCTCGACGACCGAATGGGATCTGCTCGTACGATTGGCGGAGCTGGAAGGTTTTGATGTTTGGGTGGATGGCCAGGCGCTGTATTTTGCGCCGCTCGCAGCTGATCCGCAGCCGCTTCTGCTGACACCGCAGGATTGCATTTCGATGCGGTTGGACCGCTCGACTGCGCTGAGCGCGGGATTGAGTGTCTCGGTGAAGAGCTGGGATTGCCGGGGCAGCCAGGCCATTTCACAAACCGCCTCGACCGGCGGCTTTGCGGACGGCGCGGCGGGTTACGTGGTGGTGCGACCAAATATGACATCCGATGCGGCCCAGGGCCTGGCGAATCGCCTAGTTGCCCTAATGGCGCAACAAGGGCGGGTGGTGATCATCGAAATGCCAGGCGATTTGACGACAGCTCCGCGCGGGACTTTGGCCATTGCCGATACGGACACAGATTTTGACGGCGTTTATATGATCACGTCGGTCGAACGGCGGATGTCCTTCGAACACGGCTTCTACCAGACGGTCGAGGCAAGGATGCCGCCATGGACGATTTTCTGAACCTGTTTAAGGCACGCGCCAGCCAAATCGATCAAGGCTGGGGACAGCCGCGGCTGGCGGTGGTGAGCAGCGTTGATCCGGCAACCTATACGGCGCGCGTGACCATTCAGCCTGAGGGCGTGCTATCCGGCTGGTTGCCTATTGCAACGCCCTGGATTGGCGCCGGATGGGGCCTCGCTTGCCCGCCTATGCTGGGAGACCAGGTGCTGGTTTTGTGCCAGGAGGGCGAGTCCGAGCACGGGATCATCGTGGGCCGCATCTGGTCGAACACAACGGCCACCCCGGGCGCTCCCGTCGGCGAGTTCTGGCTGATCCACCAAAGTGGGAGTTTTATCAAACTCCACAACGACGGGTCGATCGAAAGCAAGGCGCCCACATGGACGCATTCAGGGGACTTGCATGTGACAGGCAATGTCTACGACTCCCACAATTCCCTTGCCGATCTGCGCACGCATTACAACGAGCATGTCCATCCGCCCAGCACGACACCACCGACGCCCACAGATTGACGAAGATCCTTGAGCTGCGGACGGGACTGATCGGCAGGGGTCGGGCCGCACGCCCTTGGGCTTAGAGCATGATCCGGCCATATGCGATCAGCCGCCGGATTAACATGCTCGCCAAAGCAAAGGCCTAGAGCGACAGACATCTGCAAGCCGCATGTTTCGGAAGGTGCCATATGCCGGATGCAGCATTGCTTTGGGGCGGCGATCTCTCCATCGGCCCGACCGGTGATATCGCGCTGGTTGCGGGGACGATGCTTGGGCAGCAGAGGGTTCTGCGCCGTCTGCTGACAAATCCCGGCGACTATATATGGCACCTGCGATACGGCGCCGGTCTCGCCCAATTTGTCGGCACACCTGCCAATGTGGCGGCGATCCGATCGGCGATCAGAAGTCAGATTTTCATGGAGCAGGCGGTGGCAAGAATACCGGAACCGACGATCGACGTGCAGAGTTTGCCCGACGGCACGGTTTACGTCTATCTGCGGTATGTCGATTCGACGACCGGAGCGACACAGATTCTGTCATTCCCGGTGAGTGCCTGAGATGATCCTGCCGTTGCAGACATTTACGACGCTTGTCCAGAATATGGCTGCTGGCGTGCAAGGCAGCGCCGCACAGTTGATTGACCTCACCGTCGGCAGCGTGTTGCGGGCATTGTTGGAAGCCTGCGCCTCCGTGGCGCTGTGGATGCAGTGGCTGATCCTGCAGGTTCTATCGATGACGAGAGCCGCAACCAGCACAGGCAGCGATCTCGATAGCTGGATGGCGGATTTTTCGCTGACCAGGCTGCCGGGATCGGATGCCGCCGGGAGCCTGACATTTTCGCGCTATACCGTCGGGATAACGACGACCATTCCGGTTGGTGCCGTGGCGAGTACGACCGACGGCACACAAAGTTTTACCGTTGTGGCGGATTCGAGCAATCCCGCCTGGAACGGGAGCAATGGCTATGTGCTCGGCGCCTCCGTGGCAAGCGTGACGGTGGCTGCGCAGGCGGTGGCTCCTGGGAGCGCCGGCAATGTCCAACCGAACACCATCCAATTGCTCAAGATGCCAATTCCCGGGATCGATACGGTTACAAATGCCCAGGCTTTTGCCGGCGGCGTCGATCCTGAATCCGATGCTGCATTTCGCATCCGGTTCCAGCTCTATATCAACAGCCGATCCCTGGCGACCGGTGGGGCGATCGAATTCGTGCTGGCTTCCCTGCAACAGGGGTTGCGCTATGTCGTCCTGGAAAACATCGACACGACGGGCGCCTTCCTGCCGGGGCATTTCTGTGTTGTCGTTGACGACGGCACAGGTTTTCCACCTTCGACCCTGATAACGGAGGCCAGCCTCGCCATCGAGGCGGTCAGGCCGATCGGGGCGACGTATTCGGTGAATGCGCCGGCGGTTGTGGACGTGACCATTTTCATGAACGTGGTGACGTCGAATGCGCTGACCGCCGCGCAGGTGGGTGCTTCCATACAGCAAAATGTTCTTGCATGGGTAGCGGGCCTGCCGATCGCCGGTACCTTGGCGGTATCGAAGATAGAGGCGATTGCCCATAATACCGATGCGTCGGTTGTCAGCGTGAACGGAACAACGATCAATGGCGCCAATTTGGATGTCGTGGCCCCCTATAATGGTGTTCTGCTTGCGCTTTCGGTAACGGTGAACGCCAATGCTGGGTGATGCCGCCGATTTCGTCCGGCGCATGATCGCCGTTTTGCCGCGCGGGTGGTTTTCCGAGCCGAGCGTGCCGCCGCAACCGGCGACATTCCTCCAGGCCGTGCTAACCGGGTTTGGCACCGCCTGGGCGGCCATTTTCAACCTGATCGCCAACGTGCGGCTTCTCACCCGGCTGGCCACGGTATTTGGCCCGTTCCTTGATCTGGCGAGTGTCGATTATTTCGGGGCTGGCCTGCCGCGAAGACCGCAGGAGTCAGATACCGACTATCGCAGTCGCATCAAGGATGAGCTGCTGCGGCCACGGGGGACACGGTCGGCGCTGGCTTTAGCGTTGACCGAGTTGACTGGCACGCCGCCGGTGATCTTCGAACCAGCGCGTCCTGCCGATACGGGGGGTTACGCATCCGGCGGCATTGGATATTCGGTGGCCGGCGGATGGGGTAATCTCGCCCTGAACTATGCCAGCTTTGTGACGGCATTCCGCCCGCTGGGCAGCGGTATCGCAAATTTCGCCGGGTATGGCACCGGCGGCTATTCCTATTACGGGGATATCACGATGGTCGCGACGCAGGTGACCGACTCTGACATCTATGCGGCCGTCGCGGGTATTCTGCCGGCGGGATATATCGCCTGGACGCGCATCGAGACTTAGGTACTGCAGTCTGGCTGCACTGCGACCTTCAACGTTCAACATCTGCCTGACTCTGCCTTCGATACTGTCCTCGACAAGGCAGGTCGGAAATAAAGGGGTTTGCTTTATGGACCGACAAATCGTCTATCCTGGCAGTATTCCGCTCGATACCGATATACTGAACGTTGAGCGCAATGTCATGGTGGCACTTGGCTACCTGGCTCAGGTAACCTTGGGCAGCACGACAGTGGTGGACGGCCTAGCATGCACGCCCACGTCTCCGGCGTCACTTGGTTTTTCCGTGGGTCCGGGGAGCATTACCCAATTCGGCCTTGTGGACACGACGGCGTTTGGTTCGCTGCCGGCGCTGAGCGACCCGCTGGTTCGGATGGCTGTCAATCGGTCCAGCACAGCTTTTACCGTGGCGGCCCCAACTGTGCCTGGCCAGGCCATCAATTATCTGGTTGAGGCAAGCTTCCTGGAACAGGATGCCACGCCGGTTGTGCTGCCCTATTACAATGCGGCAATGCCCTCGCAGCCGTATAGCGGGCCAAACAATGATGGGGAGGCGCAGAATACGCAGCGTTTGCAAAGCGTGCAGCTGCAGGTGAAGGCGGGTGCGCCCGCGGCAACCGGTTCGCAAGCTACACCAGCGGTCGATTCGGGTTGGGCGGGGCTTTATGTGGTCACGGTCGCCTACGGACAAGCCGCTGTCACGGCAGCCAATATCGCCGTGTATCCGACCGCGCCGTTCGTCAACTGGAAGCTGCCGCAACTGACGCCGGGGACGCATAATCTCGCGGCTTTCGGCCCGACAACGGAAGGCGGTTGGCTGGTTCCAGCGGGCATCAGTTCCGTAAAAGTGCGTATCTGGGGCGGGGGAGGCGCAGGCGGCACGGGGTTTACCGGGCCGGGAGGCGGGGGCGCGGGGGGAGGCTATTGCGAAGGGTATTATGACGTCACGCCGGGGGAAACGATCACGATCACGGTCGGCAATGGTGGTGCAGGATCCGGCACGCCCGGGGGCACATCGAGCTTCGGGGCCCTTGCGTCTGCGTTGGGCGGCCAGGCCGGCGCGGAAGGTTCGCCTTCCGGCACTGGCCTGGGGGGTGCTGCGGGCGGCACTGCGAGCGGTTCAGGTTTTGTGGTGAGCGGCGGCGCGGGCGGGGCGGCCTTCATTGCCTCGCCCAACGTGATGAGCGGCGCCGGGGGCGGCGCGTTTGGCGGCGCGGGCGCGGTTTCCGCGGTCGCGGCCGCGAGCGGTGCCGTGCTCGCCGGGGTGAACGGTACCTCGCCGGGCGCCGGAGGATCGGGCGGGATCGGCACCGGACTGGGCGGGATTGGCGGGCCCGGCCTGGTGCTTGTGGAGTGGTAGGGCGCGTTGAGTGCGCCAGTCATTCCCCTGCGGCCTGCAGGAATGCGGTGATATGGCCAAGTAGCTGAGGGGACATGGCATGGCTACGCGTGCAACCTATACCTGGCAACCGACAACCGGCCGCGTGGTCGTCGTCGAAGGGTTCGGACCGTTTCCGCGCGGTGTGCTGCAGATGCAGCCGCCGCCTCTGATTTGGCCGATCAAGGATCCCGGCGATGTGCTTGACTATGTGTTCGACCTGTCCGACGCCCTGGCCGGGAATCAGGGCGATGCAATCGCAACGCTTGATGTCAGCATCTACCCGAACAATACGGGCGATCTCACACTGCAATCTTCCAGTGCGGACGGCGATATAGCCATATTATGGCTGGCCGGCGGCATTGCGGGCACGACCTACGCTGTGACGGTGGTGGTCGGGACAAATAGCGGCCGTATCTTCTCGCGAACCGTTTCGCTGCCTGTCGAAGCCTTGGCGACGCCTTCCACCGTCAACACGACGGATATCACCGATCAGACAGGTGCACCTCTGACGGACCAGACCGGAGCCCCCATCACGACAAGCTAGAGCATTTTACTAACCCGGCGCGCAAATACGTTTCATCTCTAAATCAAAGAAAGGATTTCTTTTTTGAAAAAAAGAACCAAAAAACTTTTGTTTCCTTAGGTCTGTGTTTGAACAGGCGCACCCCAAAGAACAAAAGTTTTTTGGTTCTTTTTTTCAAAAAAGAACAGCCTTGCCTCTTATGTTACGTTTTGACCGCCTGGTTAGTAACCCGACGGGTGACCCCAATCGGTCGGAAAATGCTCTTATCCTGGCTTTCAAGGAGCAGGTGTAAATGCCGACTATTGACGAGCTTCCCAGCGCGACCTCGACCAGCCCGCAGGATGTGCTGCCCATCGACCAGAGTGGCGTCACCCGGTCCGTCAGCGTCGCGGAGCTGTTGAGCGGGACGCAGGCGGCTATCGAATTGCCGAGCCCGAGCGTGCTGGGCCGCGCATCGCTGGGACCGGGCGGACCCGAATCACTCTCTGTCGGGTTGGGCCTGGTGGTGCAGAACGCCGGCATCGCGGCCAATGGCGGCGACCACGCCTCTTTCATTCAGGCGCCGAGCTTTCTGACGACGGATGAGGCCATCATCAATTCGAGCGGGACGCCGAAACAGCTGCCAATTCCCGCTTTGCGTGCTCTGTTCAGCGCGGGCACGAATGTGACGATCGACCAGAATGGCGTGATTGGCGCCACCACCGATCCAGGCGTGACGTCGGAACTCCAGACGCTGACCCAGGGGCTCGCGAGCGCCGACACATCGATCACCACGTTGAGCGCGCTCATCCCGCCTGGCGGAGTCGCAGGCCTCAATGCGAGCGGCCAGGTGACGGCGCCGGTGGCTGGTGATGTGACTTTGGGGACCGTGAAGGCTGCCAGTGTCGGTACCGCGCGCAGTTTGGCGACGCGCGCCGTTGACGTGGTCAATGTCCTGGATTTCGGCGCTGTGACAGGCGGCGCCGACTGCACCGCGGCCTTCACCGCTGCTTTCAACGAGCTACCTTCCGGCGGCGGCGAAATTTTTTTTCCCGGCGGAGACTATTGGGTCAGCACGCCACTGGTTTTTACCGGAAAGCCGGTGACGCTTCAGGGTACCGGCCGCGGGCAGACGAGACTGCATTTTCAGCATACCGGGATCGGGTTTGATTTCGTCCCGAATAATCTGTTCAGCAAGATCATCGTCAAGGACATCTCGTTTTATGCGGAGAGCACGACCGGCCAGACCGCGGCGGCGATCCGCATCACCTACCCGTCGAGCTCCAGCTTCGGCTATGTGACGGCCAGCATCGACGAAGTCGAGATATTCAGCTATCCGAATGCCGCCAATGGAACTTCGCCATTTCCGCAGACGTTTCTTCGCGGCATTGTTCTGAACAATTGCTGGAGCACCCAGGTAAGGAACATCTCCTGGTTTGGGCCGCCGGCCGCCGCCGGCACCACCACTTCCGCGGTGATCGAGGTGAACGGTTCGATCGACACGCGGATCGACGGCATTCAGGCCTATTTCGGCAATGCGGTGGTATTGCAGACCGGCTATTGCGAGGGCATTTACATTCATGCCCCGGTGGTTGTGGGGGCCGACTACCTGGTGAGTCAGACGAATGAGACCGAGTGGGCTGGCTATAAGCCCAATCAGGCATTGCTGCTGGGACTTTGGGTTGCAAATGGTGAGGTGAACACAAATCTCGGCACGGTTCTTCTGAACAACGTGACCGGGGGCTTCTTTTCCAACCTGGACATTTCGCGAGATAGCGGACCGAGCACCGCGCAGTCGTTTTTCAATTTGACCAATGTCTCCAATCTTCAGGTGAGCCAATGCAATTTCGTCGGCGGTCCGTCCGGCGGCGTATCGCAGGATATCGCCTTCAATTTCAACGCCACCTGGGATTCCTCGGACAACATCATCGAAGGCTGCTTTTTCGAGGATATGGCGACGGCCATTCAGATCAATGGTGCCAGTGGCACTGTCGGGTTGACGGCGTACGGCCTGCGCTTCAGCAACATACCGCTCTCGACCGCGATCATTGATGGGTCCGGCAACACGTCCGGCAATTTCATTTCCTTCTCCACGCCAGTATTGGGGAATGTGCCCTCGGGCATTGGCAACACGAAGGATTGGGTCTGGTCCGGACAGGCCGGTCAGATTCTCTTCTACGTGAACAATGTGCTTTCCGCCAGCAACTATATTCGCCATCAGCCGGCCGCGACGACAAACCCGCCAACCTTATGCTTTGACGGGTCTGACACCGAGGTGAATGGCATCATCCAAACAAAGGGCGGAAATCTGTATCTCAATGCCGCCGGTGGAACAAGCCAGAGCGGCAATCTGGCGAGCTTTCTGAATATTGCCGGATCGACGAACTGGTTGGTGATGCAGAACGCAAAGGGATCCAATCCCTGCACGATCGGGACAAATGCGGGCGGGCTGAGCCTGGTGCCCAGCGGTTCTCTTGTGCTGTCGCCAACTGGCGGCATTTTTGCGCCTGGACTGCCCACAACCAAGCCAGCGACGGGATCGTCGCAGATTTGGAACAATAATGGCGTTTTGAGTATCGCCTGA